CCGAGGTCAATCGGGTTTCTGGTTTCGCTCCCAGCGATCAGGCGGCGCGGCTCAGGGCTATTGAGCTGGCCGAGACGCATCCCGAGTTCTTCGGCAGGACGGACCTCGCTGGTGCCTTGCGGCGTGCACAGGCGGGCGAGCAGATCGGGCCAACGGCAGTGAAGAAACAGCGTGAGGAAAAAGTCGCGGCCGATAACCTCGCTCGCAAGCTGGCGCAAGACAAAGACCTCAAGGACGCCAAGGAAGCTCAGAAGGCACGCGATGAGACCACCGACGCCAATAATCTAGCGGCAAAATGGGGCAAGGAAGTCGATGAGAAGGCGGCGAAGGAAGCCGCGAAGGTTGAAGCCGACCGGATCAAGGGCAACAACGACGCCGCTCGGGTCACCCGACAGGTCGAGGAGAAGAAAGCTGCCGAGGAGAAGCGGCGCAAGGCTCACGAGGCACGCGAAGCCGCTCGGGCGAGGACGCCTGCGGGCAAACGGCGTGCTCAGGAGGAATGGGTAGGGCAGCAGATCGAGGCGATAGACCAGAACTGGCAAGCGCAGGGGGGGCAACCTGCTACCGAGGAATTCAAGCGCGCGGCCACGCATCAAGCGATACAGAATATTGCAGGTAATACAGGCGAGAGCATTGCACAAGACATCTGGTTCGCAGTAGCGGAAACCAAGAAGAAAATCATGGAGGATACAGGCCGGGCATTGCGTGGCCTGGCTGGTCAAGGGGCCGGCACGGCTGAAAAGGTGAACGGTAATCGGATGGTCAATCCACCGGGCATGTGGCGCTAAGCCGTGCCGATCACAACTAGCGTGACCATCGGCGGTCTGGCCATGCCGATGAACCTGTACAATTTCTGGCCAGTCCGGCTCAACATGCGGTTCGGGGCCTACTGCACGCTCACCTTGCAGAAACGCGGCTGGGGACTGCCTGGCCTGCCTGACCCCTGGCTGGGCAAGCCGATCGTGCTCTCGATCGACACCGGCACGGGGCCGGTCGTCTACTTCAAGGGCGATATCTGCGATGCCGACCCGACCTATGCGGATATCGGATGGATCACGACCTATCAATGCCTCGATCTGAAGCGGCGGTGTGACCTCGTGCCCATGACCGACAGTAACACGCTCACCGATACCGCCGCATACAACCTCATGCCGGAAGATCCGGTGGCCTTGGCCACGCGGCAGGGCCGGAGCATTGGCCAGATCCTTACCAGCGTCCTGACCATGCAGGACAATGCCAACGCTTTGAATGCGCAGGGCGTGGGAGCCTATGTCAGTCTGAGTCCGCCGACGCTGCCGGCCTCGACGATCGCGGACCTGGCCACGCTCACGATCATCCCTCCCTCGGGCGTGTACGTCCAGGGCGAGCGGCTCTTCCAGGCTGTTGAGAGCTTCGTTCGTTTCTGGGCTCCCAATAATCTCGTATGGATCGAGCCCAACACCGGGGCCATCCGCTTTCTGGATAAGCGTACCTTCACGAATCACACGCTGACGATGGGCACCGATCTGATCGAGCCGACGCCGCTCAGGAGGTCAGTCGCTCCCTGCTACCAGGCCGTGGTCGTGCGTGGTCAGCCGGTCGCCGAGGCGCAGATGGTCGATACCTTGAACGGCGGTCTCACCGAAGATTTCGCCTGGGGATCGCTCACCAACTCGGCGGCGAAAGCGGCATGGTCCCCGGCTACCTACCAGCTCGATCAGCAGGCCAAGAGCGTGGGCACCTGCACCTGTCCCGACACGCTCCACGTCGTGGTCGATCCCACCGACCCGGCGCAGGCGTGGATCGCGGATTTCTGGGATCAGACCTCGACGGGGCATCAGGGGACGATCTTCCTCTACTCCACGATCGCGACCGGCGTCCAGCAACAGACCAGCCGGCGCATCGTAGCCAACGCCGCTCTGACGGCAGGGGGCACGGCCTCGATACAGGTCGATTTGCCGCTTCCCGTCACCAATTACGATCACTTCTCCATCTATGGCATCTCCAACGGCTCGGGGCTCGTCTATCGGAAGTACAAGATCGCCAGCACGGCGGTTGGGGCGGCACTGGCGAGGCAGTTCACCTATCCGGCCAACTGGGTCGGCACGGGCGGCAACGTGGCGCAGGGGACATCCTTCCCGATGGGTTCGGTCTGTTTCTCCAGCACGGGAAGCCCGCCGTTCTCGGAATGGCCGTCATGGTTCACCATTGATCCGGCCAACGCCAATGTCATCTTCGCCGTCCCGACCTACATCACCTGCGGCAACCACGTCCCCAGCGACGTGCGGGCCTTGCTGGCGGTCAATACGGGGCACCTGCACGCCATCGCTCCGATTGGCGGCGGGTTCGCGGGCACGTCCAACACCGTCGAGGGCCTGACCTCCACGCTCACGGTGACGGTCGGCCAGTGGCGAGACCCGATCAACCAGAGCGCCATGGAGGCGTTCGCGGCCGATATCCTCGACTCGGTAAAGGACACCATCGTCGAGGGCTCGGTGCTCTTCCACGGGCTCTACTTGCTGGGCCTGACACCGGGTATCGGGTTATCCGTCACCGGCAACGGCTACACGACCGGCTGGGAAGGGCTCAACCTGTCGGTCACGGAATGCGAGCTGACGTGGGAGCAGGGACAGCCCTCCCAGCATACCACGGTACTGACCTGTAGCAACCGTCGTGCTCACCTGTCGGCGGCAGCATTCCTGCGGCCTGACCGGCCCATCGGGGGCTCGATCATTCCATCCGAACACGGGTGGAATCCGTTCGGCATCTTCCAGCCCAGTTTCGGCCAGATGTACCAGGTTAATCAGGCTCGCCAGGCGCAATTTGCGCAGGACTACCTCACGCCGGGCGGCTACGAGGGCTTTGAATCCACGATGGATATGACGGCACCAGAAGACAGGGCCGGGGGGACTGGCAAGAAGCGTGATCTGACGCAAGCGGAGAAGATGCGGAACGCGCAATGGAACAAGCGGCAGGAAGCCCAGCAGCAGAAAGACTGGGATAAGGCGACCCGGCCCGAGCGAGCGAAGGAGCAAGCCGCCGAACGCACGATGGGCGCGGCGGCGGAAGGCATGCAGTATTTCGAGGAGCACCCCGAGGAGCTTGCGCCGGCCGGGCAGGAGGAGCGGCGGGCACGGGCTCAGTCGCACGGCTCACTTCGGCAAGCTCGTGGGTTCGGCCCTGAAGACCCAACCGCCACGTATTCAACGGATGTCGATCCTCAGAACCAGATCGGGGCAGGCATGGCCGAGGAACTCATCCAGGGCTTGAACCCGAGGCGGCGGCGGCGGATCGAGCGCGAACGACGTGAAGGCGGCGGCGGCGAGTGAGGGAACGTCTCCAGGAAGCCGAGCGCCTGATCATGGAGCTGCGTGCTCGGCTGGCGTCGATCGAGCAGCGGGTCGCGGAGAACACGCAGTCGGTCGGCAAGGTCTGGGGCCTGCCCTCGGGCGGGTCTGGAGGGGGCGGCGGTGGGGCGTTCTACTGTCCCTCGATTCCCGCCATCGCGGGCGGGGCCTCGGGCACGGGCAATGTGTACCTGGCTCCCAGCGGCACGCTTCTGGTGACGGGCGCAACGATCTGGAATCCTTATGCCAACGCGACGACGGCGGGGCGGATCTGCACACTGGGGGCGAACCCTGATGGGTCATACCTGATCTTCGGGCAGAGCTGTACTTGATGCCGGGGCTCAATACATTTGATGTGGGGGAATGCTGTTGTGGCGGCGTCGGCTGCCTGGCGTGCTCGCCGTGCCAGATACCGCAGAAGAATCTGACAATCGCTGTCAGTGGCTCGAATTACGCTGGCCTGGGAACCGGCTCAGACAATACGACTCTCATTTACGGGGGAGGATCATCTTGGCTATCTCCGTGTCTCACTAACCTCATTGATCCCACTTCATCGGACCACTCATACAAATATCAACTTTTATGCACAGGAGGATCACTCCAGCTCAGTAAGGTATTCTACACAGATGCATCATGCTCCGTGTTTAATGTTGCAATCACGCTAGGGACGCTTCGTTCCTATACATGCAATCCGTTTCACTTGTACTGGAGTCCGTTTGCGTCAACAGGCATAGAAGACACCAACATCGACGATCCCGGCCCGGCCACGGTCTGCCCGATCCTGTGTAGCAGTCCTTGCAACCTGCCTGGCACCGCTCCCACTGCGTCTCTGGATACCTACAACCTCTGTCTCGGGGGGCCGGCGACCGTCTACACTGGCGGCACATTTACCCTCGGGACTTACAGCCCGACCGGATTGTCATATCCTCCGGGCGGGCTTGGCGGCTTCTCCACGGGCGGCCCGACATGGTATTACCTGCCCACGGTTCCCCATGTCGCCGGCCAAACCGCAATGGGCGCGGTCATGAGTTGCTCGGGAACTCCTGGCGTACTGTCCACATGGGCTGTACTCATGACGGCGACTTTATCGGGGGGTTCCTGGGTATGGGCCTACAATGGAGCGGTAGGAGGCAACATAACAAATCCAGGCTTTACGTACGCATGCTCTCCTCTGCATATTCACCTGGCGCAGCCAGTCGCGCCAGGTGATCCCACGTGTACTGCCACGATCACATGGAACGGGTTTTGGGATGCCTGATACCTGCCCGATCTGCAAGCCGCCCGAGTCATGCAGGGGATACCCTCACCTCTGGAAACGGCTGCGCGAGAATCTTGAACTCTGGCGAGTTGCGCACGACGAGGTAAACGGCTTGATTCGCCTCGCCACCGGCGAGCCGCCAGCCGAGACGCAATCCGAGGACAAAGAATTACGTGCTTATGTTACACAACATCCATGTGGAGGCTGTTGAACAATGGCCAGCTTGAAAGACACGTTACGCAACGCTCGCCTTGACGCCATCACGGCGGCGGCCGGGGCGACGGCCTCACTGATCATCTACACGGGGGCGGCACCGTCGAAGACATCGGCACCCTCGGGCACGCTGCTGGTCTCGTTCTCGCTGCCCAACCCGATCGCGCCGGCCTCATCAGGCGGCACGCTCACGCTTTCGGCCGTCTCACCGGCCACCGGCGCGGCCTCGGGCACGCCAGGCTACGCACGGCTCGTCTCGGGCACCGATGACGGTACGCGCACCGTGGAACAGCTCTCGGCGGGCATCGGCACGGGCGAGATCAATTTCTCGGGCACGGTCTCCAGCGGGGGACAGGTGTCGATCACGTCATTTGTGGAGCAGGAGGGTAACGCTTAGATGCCACAAGCATTCGCAACCGTGGGGCCGGGCGACGGTCCCGACCTGTCACGCTGGCCGCTCCTGGCCTGGACTGCCGACGCGGGCGTGGTCACGGAAGATCATCAGATACCCGTCCAGCAGATCGGCGACCTGGCCAATACGTATGCGCCCGAGCAGATTGCCGAGCAGTTCGGCACCACCATTGATCACATCAATCAAGCGCTGGATTATATAATCAATGCCTAGCTGGTATAACACGGCCTGGCGCTACAGGCTCCCCGTGACGGTGGATAACACGGCGAACGCAACGAGTGCGCTCGCATACCATCAGACCACGGTGAAGCTCACGGGGGCGGCTTACACGTCATTTGCGGCTCATGCCAAGGCGGACGGCTCGGATGTCCGCGTGACTGATGCCGATGGTACGACGCTACTCTCGTTCGCGCTCGAGGGAATCGACGCAGCCAACAGCACGGTCTACCTGCTGGTCAAGGTGCCGAGGGTGGCGGCGGGGGCGACCTCCACCATCTACGTCTACTATGGGAACGCCGCAGCGGCCTCGACATCGAGCTATGCGGGCACGATCACGCCCAGCGTGGCGCTGGTCGGGCCGACCGACGTTTTCACCCAGACGGACGCGGCCAATTTCAACTTCTGCGAGTGCCTGCTCCTGCTCCAGAATCAAGGCGGCGTGAACGGTGGCGGGGCAGGGCTCAACGGCCGGCTGCTCTGCTTTCACCTGGCGGGCGCGAATTCCAACGCCGATCGTACCAACGGCAGCATCGGCATGATGATGTCGTCTGATGGCGGCGTGACCTGGGGCTCGAAGACCATCATCCTCGCTCATGACGCAACCCGCATGTGCGAGCCTCGGGCGGCTTGCGAGCTGGCCGATGGCACGATCCTGATGATTTACTCCGCTGACACGCCAGCCAACGCGAGCGCGTCGAAATCCAAGCAGGCGGTGGCGAAGCTCGTGGGTGGGCCGCAGAGCGGTACATGGTCCAACCTGGCGCTCGCGCCGGCGTCTCTGCTTGCCGTCCCGTGGACCTACGGCACGGACACGGGCAATCCCTACCACACGATTTTCAGCGATCCCTCGGGCAACCTGTATGCTCCCGTTTACGGCAAGATCGCGGCTGATACCGGCCGGCATTCCTGGCTGCTGACCTGCCCGGTTGGGAGCGACCCGGCCGTGGGCACCAACTGGACGGTCAAGGGGACGATCGCGTTCGATAACGTGCTCGGCTGCTCCGAGACGGCAATTGCAGTGCTGGGCGGCGGTAACCTCGCCGCCGTGATGCGCAACGATATTCCGGGGGCCTCGCCGGGCCTGCGCACCTGCTCTTCCACGAACTGGGGGGCGACCTGGACGAGCCCCGTCTTGCTGGGCGAGCCGGGCACCTCGGGGAACCTGTCAGTCAGTCCCGAGATTACCAAGCTCCAGAGCGGCAATTACCTGCTCTGCTGGGGCATGAGATACGGCACGGATTGGTCGATCGGGGCCATGATCTCGACGGATAACTGCGCCTCCTGGCTTGACCGTGCGCCGGCTGCGTTCGTCATGAACGCGGGGCAGACGACGGGTGACGGCGGCTACCCCAACACCGTTCAGCTTGCCGACGGGACGATCGTTTGCCTCTACTTCCGCGAAGTCGGCGGCACAGTGGCAACGTGCAACATCGCGCGGACCATCTGTACCGAGGATTGGGTCTGCAACTCGCCGAACACTTATGACGGCTGTGAATCGCTGGCGGCGTTCACGGCAGGCGCTAACGCGACCATCTCCACGACGCATGTGCACAACGGCACCAACGCGATCAAGATCGACAACTCGGCGGGCACGGGCGGAACCGGCGACTACCTGCTGCGCAACTGGTGGAGCGCCAATCCGGCATTGCAGAGCCAGAAAATCGCCTTCTCGTACTGGTCTTACGAGACGGCCAACGATAGCACTCGCGCGATTGCCATCAAGGACAGTACCGGCGTGTTCAACAACGCGGTGGGCAACCGGATCGGGGCTTATGTCCTGGGCACGGCCAGCGATCACCTCTCGTGGTATGACGGCGCGGCACAGCACGATACGGGCGTTGTCGTGCCCGCGAATCAGTGGAACAAACTCGCCCTCCGCGCCTACGTGCAGCCGGCAGCCGTCACGGGCGAACTCCGACTCAACGGCGCGAGTGTAACGACGGGGCTCGGCCAGTATGGACCTGGCGGCAACCCGCAGATGGTGTTCATTGTGGGCGGCTCGGTGGGCTCGACGCATAATACCATCTACTGGCTCGACGATGTTTACACGCACCAGTACACGGCCAACATCCCGGTCGCGACGGCGGGCGCGGAGCAGATGGGGGCAGGGGGCGCGGCCACGCTCAACCCCGATACGGTTGTGGCCTCGGCGGTGGCGCTGCTGCCCACCCAGGCGGCGGGGACCATCGCGCTGCGAGCGGATACGGTCACGGCGTCAGCGGCGGCGGCTGCACCTGGCGGGGCCACAGCAACGGGGTCATTCACGCTCCGGGCGGATACCGTGATCTGCACGGTGGGCCCGTACTACGCCATCACGCCCTCGGTCGTGCATCCCGATCCGTACCACGCGACGACGGTAAGCTAAGCAGGCGGCGCATGCAAAAGCCCAGGCTCGAAATGGCCTGGGCTCTTTTTATGCGCTGGGGCAGGGGGCTTAGCGTGATCGCTGCTTCGAGACCCACCAGGCATAGTACTGGGCCTCGTACTCGGCAGCAGCAGCCATGCGGTGGAGGGCCTGATTGCGCTCCATCTCGCTCTGCCGCTGGAGCTGCTGACGCTGCTGCTCCATCATGTACGGCAGCATCCGTTCGTACTGGCGCTGGGCATTGATCTGGTACTGCCGCATGGCCTCGGCCTCGGCTCGCTCCTGCCGGGCGACCTGGGCACGCAGGCGGGCCTTGCGATCCTGGGCGTGGGCCGCTCCCGAGGTCAGCGGGATCAACAGCGCGGCGGCGAGCATCATCGTGCGAAACTTCATCGTTCGGTCCTCAAGGTTGGGATTACTTTGTCTTGGTTGGGTTGGGTTGGGGAAGTTGGGACCATGCCCGTGCAGTAACAAGGTTTCGTTGAGCATCTTCCATTTGGGCATCCGATTTGGCTTGGCGGACCTCGAATTGTCGGTTTCTTTCCTCCTGGATGGTATAGCGTTGATCGATGGTGATGCGATTGGCAACCATCAGGGCGAAGTCTGCGAAAAATACCGTTGC